GAAGAGGAGTTTTAAATGATAGTTAGTATCAAGAAAGATGATGGCGCTGTAGTTGATTATGATATCAGTAATATTAAAGATGATGATATAAAAAAGACTACATCTGTTGTTATCACAAAGGTAGGTCAGCTAGAAGTTCTGAGCGAAGCCTTAAGGTTTGCTATTGATGGTCACAGGATAGGTTTAGAAAAGACTTTATCTGAGTGTAATGAGGCTATCGTAGCAGATAAGTAGTACCCCTAGTTACAGCCTAGTTTTACCTCCATTTAGCTAGGCTGTAGCGCTTATATTCTGGAGAGATTATGAATAATTTACAACATGGAAAGTTTGTTAAAACACAACAGCCCTGCCCTGATAATGATTGCGGAAGTAGTGATGCTTGTAGCATAAGAGAAGATGGTTCAGCTCTATGCTTTAGTTGTGAACAGAACTTTAAAAGCTATGATAAACCTTATATATCAGTAGCTACAAGTCCAATACAAGAATCAAAAGAAACATTTTTAAGTTCATATACAGGATCATTTAATCCTTTAACTGATAGAAACATTAGTCAAAAGACTGCTACAAAATATAGAGTTAGATCAGTTCTAAGAAACAATAAAGTTATTAAGCATGTCTATCCTTATCTAAATGCAAATGAAATAGTTGCTACTGTTACTAGAGAGGTTGAGAAAAAAGAGTTCTGGACTGATGGTAACTTTGAAGGTACTGGATTGTTTGGAGAGAATCTTTTTAAAGGTAAAGGAAAGTATTTAACAATAACTGAAGGGGAATGCGATGCTATGGCCGCTTATCAAATGCAAGGTAGTAAGTGGGCTGTAGTATCTATTAGAGGTGGTGTAAAGAATGCAGTCAATCATGTGAGAAGTAGCCTAGAGTTTGTTGAATCATTTGATAATGTAGTTCTTTGTTTTGATGCAGATGATCAAGGTAGAAAAGCCGCAAGAGAAGTTGCAAGAATAATATCACCTAACAAAGCAAAGCTAATGGCATTTCCTGAAGGCTATAAAGATGCTAATGATATGCTCAGACAGAACAAAGGAGCAGACTTTGTAACGGCTTGGTGGGAATCTAAAATATATACACCTACTGGCATCATGGAACTGCATAGTAAAAAGAATGAGTGGTTAAATAGAGAAGTAAAAGAAAGTGTAGCTTATCCATGGGAAGGTTTGAATAAGAAACTGTATGGAATGCGCAAAGGAGAGTTAGTTACTTTAACTGGTGGTACAGGACTAGGTAAGTCTTCAGTCACTAGAGAACTAGAACATCACTTAATTAAAACTACTAAAGATAATGTGGGCATTGTTGCACTAGAAGAAAATTGGCAGAGGACTGCTGATGGTATACTATCTATTGAAGCTGAAGATAGAATATACTTAAATGAAAAGAGAAAAAATTATAGTGATGAACAATTAGAGAACTTGTTTGATAGAGTCATAGAAAAAGGTAGAGTATATATTCATGCTCACTTAGGAGCTACAGATATAGATGAGATCTTTTCTAAGTTAAGATATATTATTGTGGGTTGCCAATGTGAATGGGTGATAGTAGATCACTTGCATATGTTGGTAAATGTACTAACTGAAGGAGATGAGAGGCGTGGTATTGATATGCTTATGAACAGACTTCGTAGTTTAGTAGAAGAAACTGGAGTAGGTATGATACTTGTCTCGCATCTCAGGAGGGCGCAAGGAGACAAAGGACATGAGAAAGGTATAGAGGTATCACTTAGTCACTTAAAAGGCTCTCAAGGGATAGCACAGCTTTCTGATTGCGTGATAGCATTAGAGAGAAACCAACAAGCATTAGATCCTGAACAGGCTAATACAACAAAGGTTAGAGTATTAAAGTCTAGATATACAGGTGACACAGGGTTAGCTTGCTCATTAAAGTATGATATTAATACTGGTAGGCTACATGAATCAGATGAAATAGAAGAGGAGTTTGATGGAATTAGTATTTGACATAGAAACTGACGGACTAGATCATAGTAAGATATGGTGTATCGTAGCCAAAGAAGTTAATAAAGATAAGTTTCATATTTATCAGCCACATAATATTGAACAGGGTATTAGGTTTTTAGAGAAAGCTGATACACTTATTGGACATAACATCATAGGCTTTGATATACCTGCTATGAAAAAGTATTATGATTTTAAATCTGATGCTAAGATAGTAGATACATTAGTAATGTCTAGGTTATTTAATCCTTCGCAAGAGAAAGGACATTCTTTAGAAGTATGGGGATTGAAACTTGGCTATCCTAAACTAGAACAGCCTGAAACATTTGATGAATATACAGATGAGATGTGCGATTATTGTCAAGGAGATGTTATACTAAATGAAAAAGCTTATCATGCACTAATTAAATCTGGTGAAGGATTCCATAAAGATTCAATAGAATTAGAACATGATGTTGCTGATATTATGAAACGCCAAGAAGCTACTGGATTTATGTTAGATGAAAAGTATGCTCACTTATTATTAGGTAAACTTAATAGTAGACAATCTGAAGTAGAAAGAGAAGTACAAGATACATTCAAGCCAATAATGGTTGATGATAAATTAGTAACACCTTATGTAAAGAAAGATGGAACATTATCTAAGCGTGGTCTTACTGATGAAGAGTATGATAACTGTTTGTGGTTTGGTAACAACGAACCATTTATGAGACAAAAACTACAGGAGTTTAATCTTGGTAGTAGAAAGCAAATAGGAGAAAGACTATTAGAATTAGGATGGAAGCCTAAGAAATTTACACCTACTGGTCAGCCTATTGTAGATGAAGGTACACTTAGTAAGGTTAAACATATTAAAGAAGCCGCTTTGATTGCAGAATTTTTATTACTACAAAAGAGGATAGCTCAAATAACTTCGTGGTTGGATGAGTTGAAAGATGATAGAGTACATGGGTTTGTTATTCCTAACGGAGCAGTAACAGGTAGAATGACACATAGAAAGCCTAACATGGCACAAGTACCTAGTATTTATAAAGAATATGGTGTGGAGTGTAGGTCATGTTGGACTGTACCGAAAGGATACAAATTAGTTGGAATAGATGCTAGTGGGTTAGAGTTAAGAATGTTAGCTCACTACATGAAAGATGAGGAGTATACAAATGAGATTATCAACGGCGATATACACACTACAAATCAGAAACTTGCAACGCTTGAATCAAGAGATCAGGCGAAAACTTTCATCTATGCCTTTCTATACGGAGCGGGAGATGAAAAAATTGGAAAGATCATTAAAGCGAACAAAGGCGAAGGTAAGAAGCTTAAAAGCCGTTTCCTCCGCAATCTACCCTCACTTAGAACTCTTACAGAAAGAGTTAGAAAAGCGTCAACGAGAGGGTGGTTACGAGGATTAGATGGTAGAAAGATATATGTTAGGACTGTACACGCTTCATTGAATACTTTATTACAAGGTGGTGGGGCTATCGTTATGAAGAAAGCTATGGTATACTTAGATCAGTATATTAAAAATGAAGGTCTTGATGCTAAGTTTGTTGCAAACATACATGATGAGTGGCAACTAGAAGTTAAAGACATAGATGCAGATAAGGTAGGACAGTTTGGTGTAATTGCTTTACAGAAAGCAGGAGAACATTATAATATGAACTGTCCTTTAACTGGTGAATACAAGATAGGAGATAACTGGAGTGAAACCCATTAAAGAAAAAGACTATGACTATGAACGCCGTAAATTATTCAAGTTAGTGAATAGACAAGCAAATCTAAATAAAATTAAAAACAAAGGATATGTTTATTTGCTTGAGAGGGATGATAAGCCGGGTTGGTTAAAGGTAGGACAGACTACTGATCTATATCATAGATTAAGTGGTTATAAGTCAGAATATCCTGACTCTTCTTGTTCTTTTGTTTATACTCTCAAAAGCAATTACAAAGTAAGAGTAGAAATGTTAGCTATATTATATTTTAATCAATCAATAAAAGCACTAAACGAAAAAAAAGAAGGACATGAATGGTTTAAACTAAATTTAAAATTCGCTTCATCTATGATAGATCTTCTTTCT